GCGCTAATATCTACGCGTTTAAATCCTGTTAGAATACCACAGGAGAGCGCTTTCCCTGCTGTGAGTTACCAGTTAATTAGCGAAATATCTAACCCTACAAAGTCAGGACATAGCCGCACAGAGTTTGCAAGGGTGCAAGTTAATGCTTATGGAATTACTTTAGCAAGCGCCGAGTCGGTATCTTCTGCTATTCGCACGGCGTTTGAGGCGGTGACTTTGCCAAATACTTTTAACGGGATTAAATGCCAAACGATAGAGTTTGACGGGGAGCTACAAACCGCCGACGACACGGCAGGCTTTGCGGGGTTATACCAAATTTCTCAGGACTATATAATTAATTTTACCCGTGGCTAAAAGTTTAAATATTGTAATTGGGGCAGACATTGAAAAACTGCGCGAAGGCTTTAATAAGGCTATACAAGTAGTTCAATCTTCAGGCAAACGAATGAGCGACGACGTGGCTAAGTCGGCTAAGTCGATGGAGGAACGGCTTGCCGCGATTGCCACGCGTAACCCTACAATGGGTAGCGTAAGGCAGTTAACCCAATTAGCAATGGAAGCGCGGGCTTTAGGTCCAGAATTTGCGAGCGTTGCAAATGAAATAATTAAACAGGCGGGCCGCATGAAGGATGCGATAGGCGACACGCGGGCAGAGGTTGCTTATTTTGGAAGTGATACCAGAAGATTAGATGCGGTGCTCGGTGGAGTGCAAGCGATTGCTGGAGCGTTTAGCGCAGTACAAGGCGCGGCTGCTTTATTTGGAGCGGAAAATGAAGACCTGCAAAAAACTATGGTTAAGTTGCAAGGCGCGATTGCTTTGGTTAATGGAGTGCAAGCAGTTTCTAATATTTTACTAGATGAAAACGCAACCAAAACAGGGGTACTTGCATTAGCAAATAAAATATATACAGCCGCAACGGCAGGCGCAACAGCTGCCACTATTGCCTTTAGGGTTGCTTTATTTTCTATTGGGGTTGGTGTGGCGATTGCGGGTATTGCTGCACTAGCCGATAATTTTCAAAAGTTAAAAGATTATATTTTCCCTGCCGATAAGGCTTTAAAAGATTTTAACGCGACCTTAGATAAAGGTATTGCAAAAAATGAAAATGAAATTAAGGTACTAGAAGCCAAAGGCGATACGCTTGGGGCACTTGCATTAAAAGAAGAAAACCTTTATAAAACATTAGCCAAAGCCCGCGCTAATATTGGCAAAAATACTAAAGAGACTTGGGGTAAAATTATAGATGACACCAAAGCTGCTTTAACTGTTTTAGGAATTGAGCGCGATAAGTATAACCAAAGCGAACAAGATAAAGCGCAGGCCCGAGTAGATGAGGGTCAAAAGGAATGGCAGCAGGAAAGCGAAAAAGCATATAAGCAACAAGTCGAAAGAAATAAAAAATTATTAGAGGCGGCAATTGAAGGAATAAATCAAAGATACAAAGGCCAGCAGGAAGCAGAGCGTTTTTGGATTGACAGAAATAAAAAACTAAAAGATAAAGCCGTTGCGGACGAATTAAAATCAAAGCAATTTAGCGGGGCTAACATGATCGCAGGCACGGCGGTTGCGCCTGTTTTAATTCAGGTTAAAATTGACCCAAAATCTTTTTCGCAAATAGTACAAGACTTTGATAAGTTAATGACGGACGTCAGTAACGCCATTGCTTCAATGGGCGAAGATATTGCAGTTGCTTTTGGTGAAGCTATTGGCGGTGCAATGTCTGGGCAGCAAGACGTTTTAGCAAATTTTGGCGATGCTATATTAACTGCACTTGGAGGCTTTATGTCGCAAGTCGGTAAAATGTTAATTGCTTATGCTATCAGTATTGAAAAATTGCAAACTGCATTTGCAAACCCGACAGAGGCATTGATTGCAGGTATTGCATTAGTTGCTATTGGAGGGGCTATTAAATCGTCTATGAAAAAAGGGCCGTCAGTTCCAGCCTTTGCCGATGGAGGTATAGTAAGTGGGCCAACGCTCGGCCTTATGGGCGAATATCCCGGGGCGAGTTCTAACCCTGAAGTTATAGCACCGTTGGATAAGTTAAAAGGGATGTTAAAGACAAATGACAGCAGCGGATTTGTAGCTTCTACGAGTATACAGGGCAGGGATTTGGCAATAGTTTTAGAACGATATAATAGAGACTCTAGCAGAGGATAGGATGGCACGCAAATACTTTGGCTCATTTAAGAGCATCCAAAATATAACTTATAAATTAGAGCTTTGGGATGCGCCCACTGGATCACCAACCGCAGGTACAGAATTGATTCTAGCAGGTGAAGGATTTGGCTTAGAGATTCAGGGCGATGGCTCTGCTTGGTACGAATCGCCAATACGACCTAGCCGAGTGTCTAGCCAATGGGTGATACCTAACCAAACGGTTCTAGACGATTTTTTAACTTTGTCTACTAACTTAGAAAATTATTGGGCATTAATTATTTACCGAGATAACACGCCTTTTTTTATTGGGCGAGTTGTTGCTGATCAAATGACAAGATTAAGGGAGGCGATACAAATCAAACCAATTATCGACTTAACCGCTGTTGATGGGTTAGAGTTGTTGGATGGGTTTAATGTCGAAGAATCTTGGTTTACAGACGGCAAAATAAAAGCATCCCAGTTATTTCGTAAGTGTTTAGAAAACTTAAATTTGTCAGAGTATTGGGTAACGCTTGGTATTAATAATAATTATTTTTATGATGCGTCGGTAATTTATGCCACTCAAGCGGTTCGTAAAGGTATAGACATATTGGATTTAGATTTAAATACTTTTGTAACAGACTTTGACCCGTTCCAAGATATTAAATCCATTGACGTTACCAATGGTATTTATGAGCCGTTAAATATGCTAAGCTGCAAAGCAGCGATTGAAAACGTATTGACTAATTTTGGGTGCCGTCTTATGCACGATAAAGCGGCTTATTGGATCTACGCAGCCAATGGATATGCGGGCAGCACAATGGCTTTTAGGCGCTACTCTTATACGTTGCAATACCAAGCGGCTTCTACTTTATCGCATAGGCAAACTATAGGCTCAAACGCCTTGCCTGAATGGATGGCTAAGCCTTCACTTTATTATCAGCCATCTTTAAAAAAGTTGGTAATAAATCAAAAGCGCCAAATGGGTGCTAAAAAAGTAAGGTCTTTTAATGACGGCGCTACAACCGCATTAGAATTAATTTCGACTCAAATACCTACAGGCTCAAACCCAGACACCGCGCCAATGCGTATTAGGGTTGTTTCTAAATCTGAAATATACCGAGCCAGTGGAACTATGAAAGAAGACCGTACTTTTATGAATGTAATAGTATGGATTGAAAATTCATCGGGCGCAAAAATGCAGGCCGACGGCTCTGGTTATTGGCAAAGTGTAGGCGTGGCAGTTGGTGAATTAGTTGAAAAAATAACAGTAGATAATTTAGGAACTTGGGTAGATATTGTTTACGAAAAATCTTTAACTACGGCGCCTGTTGGATTTGATAAATTGTATATTAAAATTGATTACGTTAAAGCGGCTGTAATTACTTACTCAAAATTAAGAGGGTGGCAATCTTCTGCCTTAGTAAATAAAGAATTTTGGGGATCGCTACAAGTTGCCTTTGCGGATAGTTCTGCATATCAAAACCCAGATTTAATTTATGATTTAGCAGAGCAGTTTTTTCCATCTGCTACAAGTTCAGTAAACAGCAAAACTGCGGAAATAGATGCGACATATTACACGGCCCCTAATAAATACTCAATCGGTAACATACTAGTAAGCGACGGCACTAATACAGTTTTAGCCACGGATTGGTATGCAGGATACGATAGCATAACGCACGGCACTTTAACTGCAATGCTGGGCAATACACTTAGCGGGCTTTATGCAAATTTTGTTCCTGTAATACAAGGAACTTGGATTGATAACGGGACTTACTCGCCTATCAAATCCCTTTACTTTGATAACTATACTTGGCTATTAAATGGCGTTAGATACTCTGGAAGGTCAGAACAATGGTCAGGCGAATGGCTTGCAGTGAGCCCAGTTTATACAAGTTTAACAAGCTCAGGCGAAGGATTAAGAATTGGCAAAAGCGGTACGCAAGTAATATCTGATCGTTTAAATTATCAAGAGCAAGCTATTGCAAACCTCGGCGGCTATATTCAAAATGTACCTAATCAAGTATTAGAGCACTTGGTAAACTATGCGGAAGGTGCAATTACTACACAGCCCACGGTTAACACTCGTTACGAGGTGATGCTAGAATATGTTGATAGCAGCGAGGCTGTAAGGTGGCACTTGCAAGAGCATAACGCCAGCGTAAGCTACACGGTTGGAACGCATACAATTACTAACGGCTACGAGCTTATTATTTGTAATACCACGGACGGCAACGTAACTGTAAACTTGCCAAACGCAACCGAAAGCAAGGGCAAAAAATACTACTTTATTAAGACGGCAAACGCCCACGTAGTAACTATAAGCGGCGGGTCGTATAATATAAACGGGGCCAGTACTACTACAATGAACTCGCTATACCAAAGCAAGACAATTATAAGTAACGGCGTGCAGTGGTATATTGTTGGAAGCGTGTAATTTGTTAACACAATAGACGGCGGGGCTTTGTAATTTTGGGCTATGCCTAATCAAAAAATTAGCGAGTTAACCGCGATTGTAAC